GCGTTCTAGGCCGTACGCGGTTAGATTTCCGCATAAAACTTACCCTGTGTAAGTTAGACAAAGTATTTATCACATCGTGAGAAAGGGCACCGAAGTGCCCTTTATTAATAAACAACCTTTCGGAAGTTGATTAGCTGAACTTAACGTTACCGTAAGTTGTTGAAAGACCAACTTTACCTAGGTAGTCAGCAGCGTTACCTAAAGAAGACGCTGTGTTTGACAACTCAACATAACCATAACGTGTCATGAATGAAACGACTGGTTCGAATGTTGATGGGTCAAGAACAACACCACATCAATGGAATGTATGGGCAATAGAATGCTGCTGCATCTGATTCGCTAGAACCTTTGTAACCGATAAGAATATCAGTGTTGTCTGAAGCATATGTGTTAACATAAATCTTCATTGCGCTGTTCAATGTACCAACAAACTTAGTGTTTGTAGGAGCTTCGAATGTACCTTCAGTTGTTCTTGCGAACGCAGAAGTTGTAGCACTTTGTAGAATTGTTAAAGCAAATGGACTTACTACAGCCCAGTTACCAGCACCGCGACGTGTACGCTGAGCAATCAAGTTGCTTACGCGATTGATCTGAACAGCCAATGCAGCATGCTCGTCACCAACGAAAGTAGCAGTACCGCTAACGTTAGCTTGGTCATAAGTTTCAGTAGCTGAACCAGCTAAAGAAGCTAGGGAACCTAGAATCTCTTGGTCGATTTCAGCAGTGATTTCTTGTGCCAAAGCAGCCATAACTTCTGCTTCGATGTCAATACCTTGTTGGGCTTGTGCATCTTGAGCAGCCTCGAATGTCCAACGAGCAGACAATTTACGAGTTTTAGCTTCGACTGTTTGTTTCAAGATCTGGATGCTCATACGCTTACCAGCTGCACCTTCAAGAGTTGCTGTGCTAGTAGCCTTAGATCCTGGATCAGCATCGTTACCTGAGTAACCTGCTGCAATCTTGAATGGGCTTAGTGCTTCTTCACCAGCTACCACGCCAGTTGCGCTATCTGAATAACGAACACGTAGTGTATGGATTTGACCAACTGGGCCAGTCATAGGCTGGACACCTACCAACTCGTTAGCAATAACGGTTGGCATAACACGTCTAATGACGGGTAGAATAACACGGTTAAGTGTTGCGACGTTGCCGGCAGAAGTGGCACCAGCTGTTGGGGATTCCATCAAATACTTGCGAGTATTTTCTAGGGTAACACCCATTACTGATTTTTTAGTGCCTTGAAGGCCTTCTAAAAGAGCTTCCTTAGTTTCTGCCCAACGGCCATTTAGTAGTTCTGACATTTAAATTCTCCTTAAATTTTTAGTCCAGCAAGGCGACGGATATCAACGATATTGCTATCACTCTCGCTGCTACGATTGCTGTTGGAAACTTTGTTTCCTGTAATTTCTTTAGCCTCTACAAGTGCCTGTTTCTTCTGCGGAGCTTTACCAGCGATAACAGCTGGAAGATACTTTTCAAAACTTTCGTTTAGACGAGTAGTCTTTACACTCTCCATTAACTCACCCATGATTTCTTTCTGCTCGGTGTTTAACGGAGCAAGTAATTCGTTCATGATTGCTTTTCTTTCTTGCGATTCTTTAAGGATCGCAATTTCTGCTTGTTTACTTTCTACTAGAGCCTTAGCATCTTCGGCAGCTTGTTCAGCTTCTAAGATTGCTAACTCTTTGATGTCTATGACCTTGAGTAATTTTGCAGTTTCTGATTTCTCAGAAAGGTAACTGGTTTGGTATTCTGAAGCAAAAGCTTCAAATAACTTACGACCAAAGTCGTTGCGTCGAGCAGCGTCGATATCTTCTTTCAATGACGATAGTTCAGCATTTAAACTTTCACTAACGATTTGATCGACCATACCCGCAGCACGTTCAACGAACTGTTGTTTAACTTTTCTGAGTTGTTCTCGTCCTTCACGGACTAGACGGACTTTGGTTTCAGCCAAGTCTTGTTTGTCTTTGTAAAACTCTGTGATTTCTTGAGCAAGAGCCTCTACAACGAATTGTTCTAACTTACCAAACTTGCTAGCCATTACCATTTGATCTTCATGTAGTTCAGAAACTTCTGAAGCTAGTTGACGTGTAACGAATTCCTTCATTACAGCAGCGTCGCCTTTCATTTTCTTTGCATACTTGACTTTCATTTCTGCTAATTGCTTGCGGTCGTCGGCAAATTCGGCAATCTCACTAGTTAGATGATCAGTGACCATACGGTCAATGGCTTCTACCATAGTTTGTTTGTCGTGCTCATATTTTTGAGCAAATTCTTCGCGCAGTTGTTGAGCAGCTTGTTCACGGTTCTCGTTTACACGAGCTACCCATGCTGCTTCAATTGACTCTTTGATCTCTTCCGAAACCACATTGTTTTCAAATAACGATTTTAGTGCATCCAACATGTGATTCTCCTTGTTATTGGAGTTTGCTTATTACGGATAATAAGCTCTCTTTGAGATATTTCTGTGCTTTAGGATCACCCTTCACCTCTTGCGCTATACGCAAGGCACTAAAACCACCACGACTATTCATCAGGTGTTCATAGATTGGTGTAGGATATGCTCCCGGAGCACTAGGTTGAGCTACCATATCTACTGTGATAATCTCAAAATCTGATACTTCACCGGAACCGTTATCACTAACGTTTCCAGATCCGCGACTCGATACGCCTAACTTCACGCCGCTTTCCAGCATTGTGCGAATTAGTTGTCCCATCGGTGTAGGTAAAATTTTAAGTTTACCATAACCATTTGGACCTTCCATCCACATCTGAGTAATCATATGGGATACACGGTCCAAGTTTATTTTTAGATCATCTGGATGATCCACTTCCCCGAGAACTGAATAACCGTTTTGAATCTGATCGTTAAGGGTCTTAACAGCCTTGCCAATCTCATTAACAGGGTAAACTCGCTGATTAGCGTTACGTATACCGCCCTGGATGCAAATCCCGGACATGTATAAGTTTTTCCCATCTTTGTCATCAGATTCAACGATCATTTTTGCTTCGTTGAAACTGAGATTCTCTCGGAGGTATAACATATTTTTCAATGTCGTCTTCTAATTACTTAGCGCGGCTCTTAACACCGTTGATTAGGCTGTCTGCGCCTCTATCACCGTTGTCGCCGTTCTTAGCTGTCTCACGCTTTTTAAACGCTGTCTTACCTGCTTTAGAATCAACACGGTTATGGATTGTACCCAAACCACTTGTTAAATCGCCAGCTTTAGGATTAGCTAAACCACCTTGTGTGCCGCCCTTTTCTGTTGAAAAGTTCTTAGCAATGTTAGCAGTTGTGCCACCCATATCATTCTTTTTAGCTACAATAGACTTAGCGTTTGTACCGTTGTCACCGTGCTTTGGCAAGGCAACTTTATTAACGTATTCAAACATTTGTTCCATTTCTTCTTCGTCACCCATGCCCATATCCATTGCTGGTTCAGCATCCATGCCCATGTCGTCACCGCCCATGTGCTCTTCGCCTTCTTCGCCGGCCATTAGTTGTTCAAATTCTGCTTTTAATTCTTCTAGTGCGTCTTCTAGGTCCATAATGCGAGCTTCTTGGTCGCCTTCTTCGCCTTCGTCATCACCTTCTTCGTCGTCAGAAACGTCGTCGATGAAGTCATCAGTTGCGTCGCCGCCAACATCATCACTTTCTTCGTCATCGCTTTCTTCGCTGTCGGATTCGTCTTCTTCGTCACCGAATGCTTCTACTGGTGCTTCTTCTTCACCTTCTTCACTAACTTCTTCTTCTTCAAAGTCTTCTGCTAGTAATTCTTCATAAATTTCGCGAGATTTCGCGACCACGATATTGTGGAAAATTTCTTTTGCTGTTTCTTGATCTTCATTGATCAATGCCTCAAGCATGGCTTCAAATTGCGTACGATCAGTCATTGTTAGTCTCCTGTGATTGTGGTACAAGGCTGTATTATATTTACATATAAATTGTAAAAGGGGGCTGAAATAGCCTTAAAACAGACTATTTTAAAGTTAAATCATATTTATGCAGCTGGCGCAGCTGGAGGAACAGCATACATGCTGTGAATAAACTCCAGTTCTCTTTCTTGTTCTAGTATATGCGCTTCACTACTTTTGCGTAATTGATTAATTTGTCTAAGGGTCAATCTAGTTTTTCTAGTATCGTTCCTGTGCATAGTAGCATTATCGCGAGTAGGCTCATAGCGCAAATCATTGGCAATGCGTCTTGTATCAGGATCGATATAAAATAATTCTCTTAGTATCATGATTATATTTATCAAGCTGGAGGTGTAGCAGGGGCACTAGCTACTTGTGGAGCTACATCAGATCCCGGAGGCATGTCTCCTTCCATATCTTCTGGAGCATCTAGTGAACCTGCTGCACCTAAGTCGCCTTCGATTCCGGCTGCACTTAATCCAGCTGAACGTAATTCGCCTGCTGCATCAGTGTTGGTTGGTTGACCTTTACCATTTTCTTCTGCCCATAGACGTTCGTTGTCTGCCACTTCTTCATCTGTTAATCCTAAGAAGCGTTTCATAGCAAAACGTTTACTTACAAATGGCACTGCTTGAATAGTATTAAACGTATTAATTCGTTGACCATCCATGTCCGCTTGACGGCTACTGGCAAAGTTAAGTGGAGGATTAAACTTCAATTCAAACAAGTTTGAATCAATATTAACTCCACGTTGATTCATGTATAGTTTAAATTCTTCGTCGAATACATTGGTTATTAGTGCTTGCAAACGTTCGCAATACTTGTTAAAACGTAGTTCTTGGATGTATGCAGTACCTACACGACCGTCATTAAATGACGCTTGCGAGTCATCTGCGCCTGTTGGTAAGTAGCTACTTGGAATACGTAAGCCACGGAATAACTTGTTAGTAAAGTACTTCAAGTCATCAATTTCGCCAAGGTTAGTACCACCCGGAAGTGTTTCCACTTTACTTCCACGACCTTCTGCTGTCTGCGGAAAGAAGTAGTCTTCATTAATGCTTAATGGATTGTATGCACTGTCAATAACATTTTGGCCGCCACCATTCTGACTTGGAATACGGCGCTGATGAATTTCGTTTTTAACACGTTCAACAAATGCCATAGCCATATGTCCTGGCATATTACCAACGTCGATGTGAAACACTCTACGTTCCGGAGCACGTTGTATACGATAGATTAAGATAGCATCTTCAAGCAATTCTTTTTGCTTGTAGACTTTGAAAATGTTTTCAAGTAAGCTGTTACCAAACGGATAGTTGTTGTCCAATCCTTCACTTAAACTTAAATGTATAATGTGTTCTGCGTTTAATGCATGCTCTGTTTCAGTAGTTCCGAATCTGGAACCGCCACTGCTACCGTAAGGACTTGTGCCACCCTTTGTTGCACCACCGGCTCCTGGAAATCCTCCAGCACCTGACAGCCCACCAGTGCCCTGTCTTGGGTTTATATTAGGTGTAATCTGCGTAGCAACTAAGTCTGTAAAGTTCGGAGCAAGGTCTTTAACAACGTATTGCTCAGGCTTCTTGCCTTCACTTTCGTTAACAATAACTTTGGTTATTTTAGTTGGATCAATGTAACTCCACTTCTGAGTTTCAGGATCTCTGATAAAGAATGCATCGCCGTATTTGAATACGTTACGCATAATTCTAAAAATACGTGTGTCAAATTTTTGTAGTTTACACCACTGTTGCAAGTACTCGGCTAAAATTCGAATCTCACTATTTGTTGCCTTGTGACGCCACAAGACTGTAAAAGGTGTTTTGCCGTCTTTTAATTTTTGTGTGCAAAATTCTGCAAGAATATCCAATGCTGCATTTACTTCTGGATCGCTGTCCATAACTTCGTATTGCTGATAACGCTCAACACGATTTGGACTGCCAGTATAAACATCGGGCAAGTAACTCGAGTAATTAGATTTAGCAGGGCCAGCTTTGAATGTGTTATTTCCGCCCGAGATAGGACTCAAATTGGTGCTAGTTGGTACAGGCGTGAAATACTTTTTCCATGACATAAATTATAAACCTCTTAACGTAAAGCTACATTCGGATCTAATCGTTTTGTAGCTCTGACTTGTTTTTCAGCGTGTGTTGCCATCTCAGATGAATTATTGACTAGTTCTTGCATTTTAGTATTTAACTGAAATAGCTGTTCGTAAAGGTCATCTTGAGTAGTTTTTGTTGCAGGGCCAGTTGCAGTTTCTACTTTTGGTTTGGCTGGTACTACTGCGGCAGCAGCGGCTTTGCGTTTTTCTTCTTCTGCTTTGGCTTGTGCCACTTCGGTAGGAATAGTCTTAGATAAATTTCCAACTTTGGTAGTATCGCTAGCTTTAACTTGTGCAGTATTAAATGTAGACATGGCTGCTTTGGTAAGCGGGCCCATTATACCATCTGCTTTAATCTTTGCACCTTTGGCAATCAACTCTTGTTGCATTGCTAGTACTTTGGAACTTTCTGAAACTACTTTCTTCGATTCCACTTCTTTAATACTTGCAGCTTCAGTAGTTTTAGCAACTTCTGCAACTTTTTGTTCTACGATACTTGCTTTTGCTTCTTCAGTTTTCTTAATCTCTTCAACGGCTGCACTCTTCTTGTCAGTTTCCCAAGTAATACCATCACTGACTACTTTTTGTAACTGCTCTCGCTTGGCTGAAAACTCAGCTTCCATTGTTTTGAATTCATCACTATCTCTAGTTGCACGTCTTACTTGTCCGCCTTTGGCATCCGGCCCCATAACTGCTCGCATTTTGTCTGTCATTGCTGACATAGCTGCATCGCGTTGTTTGTCTAACTCTGCAATTTTAGATTCTGCGCCTTTAGATTCTTCATTTTGTTTGCGTGATGTTGTTGTAGATCCACCGCCTGAGGTAGTTGAACTTACAGTTGTTGATATTGGAGGTAGCTTGCTCATATCGATGCCAGCAGGCATTTTTGGAACACTGTTTTGAATTCCTGCTACTAATTTTTGTAGTTGCGGAACATTCATTACCGCTTCTTTGCCGTCTAGCTGGGCAATAGTTCCGCTGCCAAAATCTTTTACTAGTTTGTTTACATCAAACCCTGCACCAGCAGTCCCTTCTGCAAACTTTTCAGGTTTAGATCCTAAATCTGTCTTAGTGCCTTTGGTCACAATGTCTCCACCGACGTTGATTGTATTAGTACCTAATGTTGTTAAATTTTTGATTACTTCAATAATACCCAGTCCAGCTTGTTTGCCAGCTTCTTTAAAATTGCCTTCTGCCAATGCATCACTTGCTTTACCTGCACGGGTTGTATTTAAAAGTCCACCACGATCCAATGCGCTTGATGTTACACCTTTATCAGTTTTAACATTGCCCAGAGCTTTATTAAGATCAGTTAAACCTTTTTCAGTTGGTGTTCCAGGAGCAGTTACTGCTTTGTTAAACCCGGTGACAGCTATAATGCCAGCTGCAATTGTATCATTGTATCTTGCTTGTGCTAATGTGTATGCCTCAGTTGTTTTAGCAGCAGTTGCTTGTTTTAATTTTTCTTCTGCGGCAGCAGCGGCAGCAGAACCTTTAGGAGCTTTAGCTAGTTCAGCTTTAGCATCTGCCTCTGCTTTACCGCTGGCAATATTTTTATTAAGGTTTGCTCGTTTTTCTAATTCTAGTTGTGCTTCTTCGGCTGTAAGTTTCTTACCTTTGTCAGCAGATTCCTTCTGTATTGCAGCAATTCCATCTGCATAATTTCGAGATTTGAGAGAAATATCGCCTAGTGCTTCAGCGACTTCGCCTTGTCCATATCGAATTTGATTTAAACTTTGGTCACTTTGAACTTGTTCGGCTACTGCGGCTTGTGCTTTCTTCAATGCAATGTCAGCAGCATCTCGCGCCTCTTTCGTCTTTGCATCTCTAACATTGTTAATAGCTTCTCTTAATTGATTACCTGCTGGGCCAAGTGCAGATAATGTTGCTATTGACTTTGCGCTAAGTGCTTGTCCTGTATAAATTTCGTCACTTAGTTTGTCCAACCCCATTCCTTTCATCTGGGTTGTCATTTTCTTATATGCATCAGCAGCGTCTTGTCCGCCTGCACGTAACTGCATTTCAACAGTGGCTTGAACACGAGCATTCTTTTGTTTTTCTTGAAGTGCTTCTTGTTGTTCGCGGCGACTAACACCTGTTAGTTGTGCAACTTTATCCATTTCAAGTGCAAGATCAGCAGCCGCCAGGTTTGCTTTCTTTCTAGATTCAGCATCACTAAAGTCAGAAAACTTTTTTCCAGCAGTACTGATAGCCAATACATCGTTATATTCTTTAGTACTAATACCTATTTTACGCAATTGATCCGCAGTATCAGTGTTACTAAATTCCGTTGAAAGCTGATTAAATCGCTTGGCACTGTCACTCATAGTGCCGCCCAGTGCAGTAAATCCCTGACGTCCTTTCTCTATAGAGTCTCGCCATTCGTCAGTGGATAACCTAGTGCTTGCAACACTATTACGCAATCCTATAGCATCATTATTAAATCCAATACCAATTTGGCTTGCTTGCTGCCAAGAATCAGAAGCAGAACCGACAGCCTTTGCAACATCCGCAGCTTTTCCGCCAATGGCGCCAACTGAAGCCATGAACACTTTTTCTTGAGGGCTTCCTGCAAAACTACTGGCCGGTGCCGATGAAGATTTAGGAGCAGCAGAACTGCTATATCCGCGATTGCCATTACTTGCCCGCAGCGAATCGCGTATTTCTGTTAAGAGTTCTTCTTGAGTTTGAGCCATTTATAAAATCCTAGAAATATGCGTATATAAATACGGTATACAATATTTATCCGGAGACAAACATGGCTCAAAATCCATTACAGAATTATTTTAGACAACCAAAAGTATTCTTAAAACTACCTAGCATGGGGGTTTACAACAAGCCAGAAGCTATTCAGGGCAACGTTGAAAGCATACCTGTGTACGGAATGACTGGCATGGATGAGATTATTTTAAAAACTCCTGATGCATTGATCAGCGGCGAAAGCACAGTTAAAGTAATTCAAAGTTGCTGCCCGACTATCGTGGATGCATGGGATGTTAGCAACTTAGACATCGATGCATTGCTAGTTGCAGTTCGAATTGCAACTTATGGTAACACTATGAATGTTAGTTATTCTTGTAAAAAGTGTGCAACAGAGTCTGAATATGAAGTTGACTTAGGAAAAATTCTTGAACATTTTTATAACTGTACTTACGATTCCAGAGTAGTGGTAGGTGATCTCGAGATTACATTACGT